TGGAAGAGTCGTGGCTGTTCATGACCATCGACACCAGTTGGACCGCGACCAAGGATTCGGACTTCAAAGTCTGCACGGTGATGGCTGCGACTCCTGAGAACGAGTTGTTTGTTCTTGATATCTGGGGGGGCCAGTGCGATGAGAACACTCTGATCAAAGAGGTGTTCAAGATGGCTAGCAAATGGCGGGTGCCGTCGATCCGGCCTGAGGTCGTCAAGCAGTCCATTGCCCTCTATCAGAACCTTGATTCCATCGTGAAGCAGCGTGCGACTGAGATGGTCAACGTCGATTACCTGCCCAAGGTCGTCCCCTTGAAAGTGGGGATGGTGGCCAAGGAAGCACGGATCGCGGCCCTTCAGTTCCGGTTCGAGAATGGTTTGATCAAGTTCCCTCTCGAGCGGCGGATGGACCGCTATTGGAAGGATCTCTTTGATCAGATCGAGCAGTTCAACCCTGAGGTGAAGGATGGCGGCCTTGCTAAGGACGACCATCTGGACACTGTGGCCATGAGCGGTGCGATCCTCAAGGGTCGAATCAATCGTCAGGTCGAACATATCGAAGACGATCGAACGCCTGAAGAACACATTTTGGACGGGGATTACAAGGACAAGAACGGTATCCCCTACGCATATCGCTTGAACAAGCTGGATCCGTCCTTGCTGGATGAGATTGGAGAAATCGATGGAGAACGAGACACCCCTCCCTCACGAGTCTGATCCGCATCAGCAGGTCACGATTCCTTATTTCCTCTACGAAGCGATGGCTCGGGCTTACTACGGCCAGCAGCGAAATGCCGACCTACCAGTCCAGCCAGTCGAAACTCCTGAACCACAAGTACCAGGAAATTTGAATCTTTCCAACATTCATTTCAATCCTTCAGATGTACCACCCACTTGGCGACCAGGTGGGGTTGCTGCACGGAAAATGAAACATGGCTCATCAGACGTTCAAGCTCCCGAAAAAGAAGCGTGACATCTGCCGGATGATCGAAGATCACGTTGATCGGGAGACTGCTCGTCTTTCCTATCGACGGATTACCTGGCTTCTTGTCTATTACTACCTGAACGGGATGCGTCGATTTGACGTGTTTGATCCTGCTTCTGGTCGCCTCTCCCCCCACTATCTCGATGAAGACGGCAACCTTGAGTTCCAATCTCAGGAGATGCTGTCGGCCATTGACCGGGCTGCCGCTCGTCTGGCCTCCATGGATCTGAGGCCCAAGGTTCTCAGGACAGGCACCAGTCTCCCAATGATCCGGCAGCGTTCCATTGCTCAGCTTCTTGCTGATGCCTTGGTGTCACCGGACCAGATCGCTGAGGTCAGCCAGAAGTTTGCTCATACTCTGGTGGCTCTTGGGTCCGCAGGGATTCAGGGACATATCTCTGATCATCCCACCATTGGATTGACCGCAGATCTTGAGGTAATTCACCCCAAGGAGCTGTTCCCGTTCCCTTCGATTTCTCAGGATTACACCAAGCAGTCGGGCATCGTCCGTCAGCGATTGGTGCCTCTCGAGACATTGGTTGAGAAGTTCGGCCCTCGCATCAAGAGCAACCTTGAGGATCTCGAGTACTACGAGATCCAGACGGGTGACGTGATGGAGGAGTCTGATGTGGACGGCGACTTTGGCCGGACCACGAATGCTTTCACGGGCGACAACTATCACGGCGATCATCCTGAAACGGAGATGTCGGTGGTTCGGGTCCGTGAACTTTGGCTCGATGGCCCTAAGGGAACCTGCTCTCGATACATCATCTGCTCGGGTGATTACATGATCGAGGATCAGGATCTCTCCAACACCCAGACCTACTGCCCGATCGGCTTCTGTCGGTTCATGGATACGGGCACGTTCCATGGTGCGGGCCTGTTCGATCTCCTCTTCTCGATCAATCGAGAGATGGAGAAGATGTTGAAGTCCTTGTTCAACAACATCCGGGACATCGACAAGTACGGCGTCGTTGTGATGCCTCAGGGCTCGTTCAATGAGCGTTCTGTACTCCGGGATGTGGGTAAGGGACTCAGGATGATCTCGTATCAGCCTGACCCCTTGAACGAGAAGTTCAGTCCGTTTGTGATCTCTCCCCACAACGCAGGCGATATCCCAGGAAAGACGGCTCAGTTCGCAAAGCAATTGATGCAGTCGATCAATCCAGTTCAGGATCTCATTGCCGAGAAGGGACGAGTCGATTCTGCGACTGGACTTCAGTTCCTCGACGAACAGATCAATCGGGCCATGACGAATCCGACCATGGGTGTGTCCCAGGCATTCGGCAAGGTCTATCGATCGATTGTTTCAAATGCGTCTCGTGAATTGATGATGTCACCCAAGCCGCTTCCAGTCACCAGTCTTGACTTGGATCTGGCCGGGGCTGTCATCGACTTCGATCGCAGTGAGGTTTCGTTCGAGAACAACCCCATTCCGAACGTCTCGAGCCTGACTTTCTCCGTGAAGCAGATCAATCCTCGGTCGGAAGTAGCTCGCAAGCAGGAAGCGATGCAACTTCTTCAGGCCGGACTGATGGATCCGGATGCCTTGAAGTTGTTTGCTCTCAAGGAGGGACTCGACTTCGCGATGTACATGGATGAGAACCAGGCGGCTTACGAGCTGGTGGTTCAGAACATCCTGACTTTGTATGGCGATGGAATGAGCCCAGGACAAATCATCATCACGCCTCATACCTCGGCACCCGAGTTCCAGATTCGAGTGCTGTCTTCCTTCATGTCCAGTCCTCAGATGGCCAAGGCAGATCCAGGTGTGATCGATGAGTTCAAGAAGTATCGCGAATCCTTGATTCAATTCATGGGTCGGTCCTTGCCTAACACGGTCCCGAACCCTGATCTCATGGCTGCAATGGCAGAAGGAATGCCGCAGCAACCTCAGCAACCGCAGATGCCTTCGCCGCAGATGCAAGGAGCCCAGTAAATGTCTGATGAGCAGACCGAAACCCCGGAAGTCATGGAAGACACGGGGGCCACCGAAACGCTTGACTTGGATCAAACGGTCAAGGTGGGGGGGAACGAGTATTCACTGAAAGAGCTTGCAGATGCTCGAGAGCAGCTTGCATCCCTTCAGGAACAGAACACTCAACTGAATGAATTCCGGGAATCGACCATGCGTCTGATGAACCCGGAGACGGACATGCAGGTCAAGAAGAACGACGCTCGTCGAATGCTTCTTTCTGCCGGATACGAACATGACCAGGTCGAAGATTGGGTCAAGATTTATGACGAAGAGGAGCCCACGATGAGTCAGGAAGCACCGCAGGAAATGCCTGAAATGAAGGACGAAGAAGCTCGTCAGAGTGCGCGTCGGATGCAGGAAGAGATCAACCGAATGCGTGCCCAGAATCTCAAAACCGAGATGGAAAAAACGGTTTCTTCTGCGGTCAAAGACAACGAAGATGCGAAAGTTCTTCTTGGCTGGATCGAATCGACTCGCAGTTCCGAAGACCTTACGGGTGCAAAGGAACGGATCACGGAGCAAGTCAGAGCCACGGCTCTTGAAAACCTCCGTCGGCGACGAGATGCAGCCGGAACATTTGAAGATTCTTGGCTTGCGGAGGAAGTGAACAAGGCCGCATCCAAGGTTTCCAAGGACATGCTCACGGTAATCGGTGATACCTCCAAGATTGGACGTGTCTCGGAAACGGCGGAGCAGACCGAAACTCTCTCTCAGCGGAAGCCCGTTGAGCTTCCCGATACGACCAACAAGGCGTATGGGGATGTCGAAGCCCAGTTGCGTGACTGGACTTCTGATCAGATTCTTCGGTCGCTCTCCGATCCGGGTGGCGACTCCAAAGCATGAGGTAAATACCCATGGCTTCTTCAGCAGGACAGATCTTTAATACGGAATCGGGCCGTATTGAGGAGATCCTCTCCAAGCAGATCGACACGATCCTCCCGACTCTGGATCCTGTCTGGCGGGATACGGTCGTCACCTCTCAGGGTGTCGGTCCGATCTCGGAATTTTCTCGCGACTTCGTCGTCAACAAGCTCTATCGCACCGGCATGACTGGTGTCATCGAACAGATGAACCCCGTCAATGACTTCGGTCTTTTCGGTGACGAGCAGAACTCGGTGGCTGTGGGCGATCGTCTCATCAAGTCCAACAGTGGCACGATGGCGACGTTCCCTGACCCCGCCGATGGGCCCAAGGCCAAGACGTTCAGCCTTTCGGTTCCCATGCGGGCGATGTACACCAACCTGATGCTCACCCTGGGTGAAA